AATTTTGTGATATCTTCAAATCTTGTAATATCTCCTCCAGCGAGTCCGTAAAGGCTCGAATACCATCCCCACTTTTTTGCAAATCCAGCACGTCCAGAAGTTGTTTCTCCTCCTTGTTCTCCAAATAGTTCATCATAGTTTTCGATAATTCTATCCCTAAACGATAAAAAAAAAGTATAGAACCGAATACAGCATCCATAGGCATTGTAGTAATTCTGTCCTTTTTATCAGGGTCATACTCCTCTATTAAATACTTGTTTCCCAGTTTTTGTTTGATAGGTCTGTATAATACATTCATTGCTATTTCTATATTATCCCAGTCTCCCATATAAGTGTCAAGGTCAATATATTCTCCTAATGTAATTTCATCAAGATCAGGAACAAAACCATATTCCACATTGTTTAGCCAGAAGGACTGTACTAAATCAGGCTTCTGTTCAAACATTTCTGATATTATTCTTGTAATACGTTCTGCATCTGACAATCTTATGTTAAGAGCATCTTGAGGTTTTACTCTGCAAAATATCTCAATCATTTTAGTCTGTATGAAGTTATTATCCTTTGCTTTGTCTTGAGCTTTTAAGAACCTTTGATATTGCTTTAGTGTAATCTCATTAAGTTCGTTAGGAACGTTTATATTAGCTTTCATACTTATATAACGTAATTAAAGTAGGATTTTAGTATAAAAAAAAAGGTGCTATTTCTAACACCCTTTTTCCAAACAAAACAACTCGTTTATAACATACTGGCTTCCCAACAATCGTTAGAACAGTAGTCATCTTTTTTATGTATAGGTTTATCACACATCATACATTCGTATTCAGGTTCATCTGATGGTAGTGTACTATAAGCCCAATGGTTACTCACTATAATATTTATTTTCTTCTTTTATTAATTCTAAATCATACAAGGCTTCATTCATTCTTTCCCTATATTCACTATTAGCCATTTTAGAAGCTGTAAGATCATTTTGTAAACCTGCAACGTAAATTGAATTATCAATAAACGCATCTCTTAATTTTAGAACCTCTTTGTTTTTAGGTTTTGCCTTTAACCACTTTTTAATTAGTTCTCCAATTAATATTTGATTGTTGCTGTATTCTAAATCTTGTATGTTCTGTATTTTGTTTCTCATACTGCCATTTCTAACAAATGTAAGAAAAAAAACAATGCAATATAAAATACTGCCCAGCCAATAGCTGCATAACCTGCAATCTTTAAAAATGTTTCTTTGTTTTGTTTTGGAGATATTTTCTTTGCAATGTAATATCTTCTATTTCCCGAGTCATCGTAATAATAGTTTTTCATTATGATAAAATTAAATTTACAATAGTAGCAATAACTAATAATACAAATGCTACTTTGATTGTGTTAAACATAGCTTCTTCCCTTTTAGGATTACGCCCTTGATTTGATCTATACTGTCTTTTTTTCATAGTATATCGTTTTGATGTTTAAAATCTAAAATGTTTTTATAAGATGTTAATGCCCAGTCTTTGTGATGTGGTTTTAAATCTCCGTGTTGTATTAACATTTTTAAAGTTGTTTCAACATCTATAATTTTAAACTTATCTTCTAATTTTATTTTATTTGCTGCCATTTGTTAAGTATTAAAAAGGGAGCTTTTACACTCCCTGTTGTTATTATTTAAATTTTTTTGCAAACCAAACCTTTGGTCTTTCTTTTAATACATCTTTACATCTATTAACAATATAATACATTCCTAATCTAAATGGAGGTGTATAAATCATTAAGTCGTCTGTTCGTAGGTTTTCTTTTATTGCACATTCTAATAATGCATTTTCCATAATAAACCATTGGTCAGATATTTCTTGTTCTGTGAAACATCTTCTTGTGTTTTTAAATTTACTCATTTTGTTTTGTTTATATAACTGCTTCATTGCAATTATACTGCAATATACAACTATTTATTTAATTAACAAAATATTTAATAACTTATTTATTCAAACTCTATAATATCACATTCCCTACAGTAGTAGTAGTCCTTATTGTCTTTACCTGAATATATAGTCATTGTCTGTTTACATTTTTTACATTCCATATCATTGTATATAATATTTACCCCTATTAGGATTCTGAAGCTGGTAACTTACTGCATATCTAATTGCATCAATAAGATGGTTATGTTTATCTATTGGTGTGTTAGATTTCTTCTCAAGCCAACTGTAGTTGTTTAGTTCTTTGATTAAATTTATGCTTTGTTCATCTACTATTAAATCATAGTCTTGTAATAATGATATTCCATAAGTTATAGAACCAGCTCCTTTTATTGAAGAAACTATATTACACCCTTTTTGTTTTAATTCATAGATCAGTCTTTTTTCTGCTGCATCTCCAATTATTAAATTGTCTGTAGCGTGTTTCATATTCAAACGTGCTATTTCTGTTGTTGTCAAACCATTCAAGTAAAAACATTCTTTTAGATAAATAATCTTTCTTGTTGTATCTATATTAGTTTCTACTAATGTGTTAGGGTCATTAAATCCAAAGTCTTGACCAAATACACTAACGCCTACTTTTTTAAATTCTCCTATTGACCAGTTAGTTAATATAACACCTTCAGCTTTGTTAAGCCACCCTCCAAGCATTTGATGTTTATATTTTTCTGGTCTACGTTGTTTAATGTTCTCTATTTGGTTTATATAACTTTCTGACAGGTTCTTTAAGTTATCTAAATAGGTAGTGTGTATGTAAGTGATATTATCTTTTGATTCATTTGTGCCTTCTTGTATTCCTTTATCTTCAAAGAATCTTTTATATATCCAATGTTCTTTAGTTGTAGGATTTAGTATTAGTATTACTCTATTATGTTTGCCTTGTTGTCTGACTGATAAATCTATCTTGTCAAATGTATCTTCATTAGTAAGTTCTTCTGCTTCGTCTAATACAAACGTTGTAACGCCTTGTAATGACTTTAGATTAGCTGTTTGATCTCCAGATGATGTTTTAATACCCTTAAAGATTATCTTGCTCCCAGAACGCTTATTTCTTATTTCATCTTTTGTAATATGAAAGTCATCAAAGATTTTAAGCAGTTCAAGTTTTTCAATAAATTCAGGGATAATAGAAATATAAGTAGAAGATAAAGTGTAACGAGTAAACAGTATAGTATGCCCAGCTTCATAAGTTAAAAGAACTAATAAGAGGTTTATGGAGAATGATTTACCAGACCCACGTCCTCCAGTTACAATAAAGTACCTCCCATCTGATTCAGCAATAGGAGCATACTTTTTATTTATTTCAATCACTTAAATTTGATTAGGTCTCTAAAGTTTACATTAAAGCCATCACTTGAAGATATGTCTACAGATTCTTTAGGTTTGCCATATCTATAACCGAAATATAGATTCATAGCTCTACTGTCTCCTTTTAGTATTTGTTTACCTAAAGTTTTAATTACTTCATCATTATCTATTAAGGCATCAAGTTTTTCAATCAGCTTTAGTTCGTCTGCTTTTTTAGGTCTCCCTGCAAAGCCTTTTGTCGAATGTCCTCCATTGTTTTTTCTATTATCCACAATTAATAAAATATTAATTAATTAATTCTATATATCTATATAACGTAATTTTTAACTTATTTTAAAATAATCTTTTTTGTGCCTTATGTTGTTGTATTCTTTTTACTGCAGCTTCAAAGTATTCTTTGTTATTTTCAATTCCTATAAATTTTCTATTTGTATTTAAACAAGCCACGCCTGTAGTTCCAGAACCCATTGTAAAATCTAATACAGTTTCATTTTCGTTAGTGTATGTTTTTATTAGGTATTCCATTAATGCAACTGGTTTTTGTGTTGGATGACTTTTACCATTCCTTTTTGAATCAGAATTATAATATAAAGTTTGAATTGGAGGTTTATACCATTGCCTATCTTTGCTTTGTCTTATTAAAGGGTTTTTTCTGTATCTCATTTGTTCGCCATTTTTAGATTCAGAATTATTTTTCCTATAATATTTTTTAAATTCTTCTGGTGTTCTTTTTATCATTTGCCTATTATATTTAGGTTGTGATTTATAGAAAACTAAAATATTCTCTACATTTCTCATAGGTTGTCTTTTTGCCAACATAGTTCCTGTAGGTCTGTTTTTAATCCATATCCAATCATACTTATAATTCTTAATATTACTCATCCTCAAAGCAGAACTAAAAGGCTCACTTCCAAATAAAACTGTTGCACCATTAGGTTTAATAATTCTATTTAGTTGTTCCCACATCAATTTAAAGTCAATTACGCTATCCCATTTACAAGCTGTAGTTCCATAAGGAGGATCTGTTATAATAGCATCTATACTATAATCAGGTATATCTTTCATCGCTTCTAAACAATCTTGATTGTATATCATTCTGTTCCTGATATTATGTCTTTTTTTGGTCTGTCTTGTAGTAAGCTAAAGCCTAATAGTAAATAGTTAATAGCATCTGCATATCTTGTTTCTAATGGTTCTGCTTGATGCATAGTAGGGTCTCCTGCGTGTGCAAGTATTGATTGTATGTGTTTATTAAAAAATACTGCCCATACCTCCATAGGTTCTATGCCTATAAATTCAGCAGAACATTTAAAGTTGTGTAGTATATCTAAATTCTTTTGTGTGTATTCAGGTTGTTTAACATCCATTATTTGTTGACAAATGTCTAATAGATATTTTTTTGTTTCTTCAAATTCTTGTTTAGTCATAATTAAAATAATTCAGTTTGATTTTCTATTTTTTTTGTTTTTATACCCATTACAGTATCTAATATTGTTTTACCAGCTTCATAGTCTACAAGATTTCTTGCAACTTTCTGAATACTTTGTTTTCCTTTATATTTTCTAAAATCGTAATCGTGAAACTTTGACAAAGCATCTACTACATTTTTAGTCCTCCCTAAATCAGGATTCTTTCTTTCACTCAAATTACTTGGAAGATTAAAATTAGTCCAGTAAATATGCCTATTTCTTTTATGACCTTGTATTAATAAATCGTAAAAAGGTATAACATTTTCTACTACATATTTACCATCATAATAATATTCTAAAAAAATTATTTCTTGATACAAAGCCATATCAGGATATTTCATTTTTCTTTTTGTTTTCATAGATATATTAAACCTACTATGTGTAGGACAGGGAGGACTTGACCATATAAAATCAAACTCTTTATAGTGATCTAATAAATACTGGTGTGCATCTGCTACAATTACTTTATCATTAGGAAACCTTTCTTGGTAGAGTCTTGCTAATTCTTCATCCCATTCTACAGCAGTTATATCGTGGTCATCCCCCCACTTATATCTGTTTCCACCAAGACAAGCATATAGATTAAGTATTTTCATTTATTTTTTTTTATCATATTATATTCGTTTAAATACAATTCTAATGTTGGTCTAAAGTCTGGTATAGAGGTTGCAGCAGGATGATTTGATTTAACCATTTTTTCATATTGTTTGAATAAATAATCTATTGTCTTTATATCTTTATTAGTTTTATTCCAAGCAACTGAAATAAATTCTCTTACACAATAGGCAACTATTTTTTTATAACCATAGTTTTGGTTTAAATTAGAAATTTTATTTAAAAGATAATTAGAAAATTTTTCATCTTCTACCTTTGCTAAACCTTTTTTAAATTTTACATTATTAGGTTTAAAAAAAAGATGTATTATATTTCCTACTGTAATATTATTAGTATTTGATTTATATGTTTTATAAACCAATTCATATTCCTTATTATACTTTGAAAATGCTTTTAGATAATCTAACATACTCCAAGCCCTATTACCATTATTAAGACTAATAATACAATTTAAATGTTCACTTTCTTTACTTGTATTTACCCAATCAATTATATAAGCTGGTAATGTTTTTTGTTTTAATAACCTTGCAGATTCTATTCTATGATGTCCTTCTATCACATCTCCTGAATTAGAAATAACTATTGGCATTAACCATCCATAATTTCTTAATTTGTCTTTAAAATTTTCTGCGTGTGTTAATGTCATATCTCTATTAACATTAGCCATTTTTAATTTTTTAATAGGATAAAATGGTTGGAAAGTTCCTGTCTTTAGTTTTTGTGTTCTCATTGTCTTTATTTATTTAATTATTATGTTACTGTTTTTGTATTGCTTTTTTTATGTATTCGTATATCTCTAATTGATTAATAGCATTGTTAAATTGTAATTCTACTATTTCAAATTCAATGTCATTATCTTTTTCAATGTCATCTTCTAATTCTTTTATCAATCTTTTTTGTTCCCATATTTTAGATTGAACTTTTAATAAGGATTGTTCTTTTAGTTTATTCCCCTGCATAAGCTGTTGTGCTATCTCTATACTGCCATTCCCACCCCTTAATCATTAATTCCATTCTTGTAATAAATTCTCCTTCTCTTGCTTTTGGAACTTGATTTATTAAATCTATTATTTTAGATTCATTTGGTTTTGTATTTAGTCTTTCTATTTCTGCTTCAAGTTCTTTACATTTAAGCTCTAAATAAGTTTCCCTGTTTATTCCTTTTATGTTCATAGAAGTTTTTAAAATAATCATTTCTTCTATTTCTTGTATTCTTTTATTTGTAGACTTATATAGTTCATAGTTTTTTAATGACCATATAATAGTAGCGTGGTTTATACTTGAAGCACTATCTTCAAAGTATCTTGACATTTCAGTCAATCCCATATCTAATTTGTTTTTTAAAATGTAGAAGAATAACGATCTCATTTCTACTACTTCTCTTTTTCTTGATCTTTCAAATATATTAATACCTGATAGCTCTATTACTTTTTCTGCTATCTCGTTTTGAACAAACCATTTGTTTTCTTTAATCATTTCTTAATTTTAATAGGTTATAACATTCTGCGTATTTCTGTCTTGCCTTACCTTTGTATTCTTGTTTAAATAATTCGTATAGTCTTTTAGTGTATTGATATTTACTTTTGCAATCTTGAAAATATTTTTCTGCAAACTTTTTACCTTTACCTTTAAAGTAGTTTACGTTGTCTGCTGTATCTCCTACTATCATTTGTTCATAAAAGTTGTATAATGCATCTTCTTCACTTATGTCTAATACTACTCTATGTTTATAGTGATAGTTATACATTAAGCAAGGGAATTGTTTATAGTCTTTGTCTATGCTTACAATCATTACATTATCCCTTCCAAATTCATTTGATAGTGTTTGCCAGTATTTAGCTACAAGATCATCAGTTTCTAATCCATACACAAATTTACTGTCGTATGTATCTTTAACGTATTGGTGCATATCGTGTAGTAATGGAGGTAACTCTTGTTTTTTTCTGTTTGCTTTATATACTGGTGTTAGTATTTTTCTAAAGTTTCCTTTGCTTCCATTAAATGTAATCACTTTGTCTATTTCGTATTGTTCTTCCAGATCATTTACAATCTTCATAAACTGTTCATCAAACTTTACAATAGAATCTTCTATGTCTCTATAGTAAGGGTCTTGGTTTTCTTCATCTCTTGTTCTGTAACAACTTGCGAAGATTAAGCTGTCTGCGTCTATTAACAATATCATTTTTTAAAAATAGTTAATTAAACGATATAAACAAAATACTTAATAAAAAAAACCAGCCTTCTCGACAAGACTGGTTTATAAGAGTTGTAAAACACGTCAGAATTACATATTTTAGTTGCACCTAAAACATAGTTTATATCACTTCAACTCTTTACGCTTTCTCGAATTGGTTTTAATCCATTCCGATTATACGTTTGTAAGGTTACAAGTTTTATAGATATTCGAGTCTACTCAACTTGACGCTTACTGTTTTTAAGTTTTATCATTTCTGATAATATTGGTTCAAATAACCTTTGCTGAAACTCTATAAGTGTAAGCATATTGTCAGCAGGTTCATCTTTCTTAAATGCAAAGTATTTTTTACATAAATCTAAATACTTATCATTACGTTTAGTGTTTAAAACATAAACAAAAGATTTAAGCATATACATTGCAGCTTTAGGATTTTCTTTTAGGTCATCCTTAAAAGTGTTGCTTGGGGTCATTTTAAAAGTCATAAATTAAAAATTAAAGGTTAAACATTTATTTCATTTACGAAAGTAAAACGTATGTGTGCAGTAGACGTGCATACATTATATTTTAATTTAAATTTATTCTTGTGGCTTGATTTTCCTTGAGTAAGTAAACAGGTTTGAGTAATCTTTTTTTAGTCCATAGTGTAGTATCTGGACAGTACATATCTACTGGTTCTGGAAGTTCTAATGCATTTAACCAGTATAGATAATTACCTTTAGGGTCATTAACAAAATATAGCTTTACTACTTTTTTATCCATTTTCATTAATGCATCATATTTATATTTTTCTAACATTTTTTCTTCATAGTATTTGTTTCTAAATTTCATTTCTATAACACAAGGATTTCCTTTAGGTGTGAATCCACAAGCATCATAATGCTTAAAACCATCTCCAGTCCATTCTAAATCCCAGCCATCCATATTTAAGAAAGCTACTAATACTTTTTCAAACTTTTTTATTGTTTCAATTCCCATTGTTCCAAACAATATTTAATTCTTGAATCCATTTGTTAATTTGCTTGGGATTACAGGTGCAGGGATTTGGTAGATTATGTCCGTATATTTTCCTGTGCAGGTTACAAACCATTTCAAATTCTTCACGACTAATGGTTGATTTTTTTGAAAGCCTAAATTTTTCCCAGTCTTTGAAATCATATTTATTAAATTTTACCATCTTTTTATTTTTATTTCATTCCAGTCTTTACGTCTTTTGTCGCAATTACATTCAGTTCCCATATAGCTATGATATTTGTCTACAAGCCATTTAATGCCTGTATATTTTGTAATGTAGAATACTATGTCTCCAAGTCTCATAATTTATTTTTTATTAAAACTCCATTTCTTTTTATTTTAGGTTTTCTTTCTTCTTCAATAAACCTATCTCTTTGTATTTTAGATATTGCTTTTTGTTTTTTAGTTTTCTTATTTTTTTTTATTGGTACAAATTGTCTCATAATAATTTTTTTAGTTTCTCTTTTACTTTCTTATAAGTATTATAAAGTGAGTAGTAAGGTATGCCAGACTTTCTTGAAAGCTGGGCTATACTTTCGCCACCTTCTATGATCTCAAATATCTTTTTATCATACCAATACATATTGTTTAGTTCATTTTGTATTGTAGCATAGACTTCTTCATAATTAGCTGCATCAAAGTCTGCTAAAAAATCCCTCATATTGTCTATAGATAACGTATTGACTTTAGCCTCTTTGCGTTTTAAATCAAGGAACAAAGATTTTAATGTCTTAAAAATATAGTAATAATTATAGTCATCTCCAAAATCAATATCTAATCCTTTGTTTATTCTTTTTTGAATTTTGATATACATTTCTTGAGTTATGTCTTCTGCTGTTTCTTTGTTGCAGCCAAAGGAGCAAACAATGTCAATCCATACTTGATGCTTTTTATATATATCCGATAAGTAGTTTTTCATAATTTAGTTTTCCAAAGGGTCATATAAATCCCCAATGATTTCAGGTAGTTCCATTTCATTTACCTTAAAACTAAATGTCTCAAACGCATAACCTCTGCTTCTTTTGCATTTAACTGTTATCCATTCTTTATTAACTGTATTTGCTTCTAATTGTATTTGTAGTTCTGCTTTTTTTTCTAAAAAACTTCCAAGATGACCTGTAGGTTTATCACTTCCAAAGTTAGAATGTATTACGCACATAATATGTATGTTATATTTAGATGACCATTCCATAAGTCTTTGAACACAAGCATTAGATTCTTCAATGTTATTAACGTCTGCACATAAGTCTGCAATACCATCTACAATAAGTAAACCAGCATTTTTAGCTTTATGTTCTAAACAATAATCTATAAATTCAATTCTGTCTTTATAACCAATAGTTCTTAAACCATAAGTCAAGTAGTCGTCTGATGTTCCTGCCATTTCAGCAATTCTTTTAAATACCCTTTGACAATGCCACCGACCTTGTTCTGTATCTATGTGTATTAACTCTTTGCCCTGTCTATGTCCTTTTAAATTACCTCCGAAATGATTTTGGTCTGATAAGTAAACTGATGCAAGTAATGATATAAAGAATGTCTTTTTAGTCTTTGGAGGAGCTTGTATAAAACTAAAGTTCCCATAAGTTCCTAAAGGTATTGGTAAAAGCATATCTTTATTTCTTCCTTTTATTAATGTTTCTCCAAAAGACAATGCTACTGGAGGATATTCTAATTTTTCATTTACATCTATTGTGCAATCTTCTTCTATTGATTGCATTGCAAGATATTGTACTGTTTGTTGTTCGTCTAGTCTTAATTGCATTTATATAAATATATAAAAAAAAGGGGTCGTTTAAAACCCCTTCAAAAAAATAAATTTTATTTTGTTTTCTTAAAATGGTAGATCATTAGATACTGGAGCTGTAGTATTCTCTTGTTCTCTTTCAGCTAACTTAATAATGTCATTAGTCCATACTACTTTACCGTTACCAAGATAGTTTCTTTGTACTTTAGCATCTCTTTCTTCTTTTGTTTGAGAATCCATTAAAGCCACGTTGTTTCCGTATCTTGTATCGTCATTTACTGAAATAGTTAAGTTATAATAAACTGCACCATCTTTACCTTTGATAAATTTTTCTTTAGGTAATTTATCTACCCTAATACTCGCATTGATAATTGCACTCATAATTTATTGATTTTAATTAAGTTAATATTCTCTTTTGTAATCCATTTGCCTTCAAGGTCAATAACTCTGTAGTTATGTTCTACTAATAACTCTATAGCTTTATTTATTTCTTTTGCTTGTTCTCTATAGTGATTAAAAATTTGATTCTCAAATGGATGATGATCTTTTTCTTTATAAACTTTTTTAAGATTATCTTTTTCTTTGTAGATATTTTCAGCCATTGTTTTTTATTTTATTTATTAGTTCTTCTTTTGTAGTTTTCTTTTTAAATGAATCTGATTCATCTTCTCCAAAAACTCCAAGTTCATAAAACCCTGTTAGTTTTAATACAGCTCTTGACATAGCTCTTTTTTCTGCCATTTCAGCGACATACCAGCTTTGACAATTACCTTCATTATACGATGCACCTTTTAAAGCAGAACCAAACGTAATAATCTTTTTATTGTTTTTTGTGGCTATTGCTTTAAATACTGCAAAGTTAGTTTCACATTTAATTACTTCATAGTCTATAGAGATTTGTTCTATAGCTTGAATCTTGTCGATTCCTTGTCTGGTAATTATTGTGTAATGTTGATGTTTAAAAAAGTCATCTTTAGATAACTCGTACTTGTGATAAAGTTCTGCTAATTTTTCTTTGTTCATAATCTCATTAAGTTATTAGAATGTTCAACTTCGAGTTTAGCTTTTAAAACTTCATTTTCTTGTTCAAGTAAATCATTTTTCTTATTCAAGTCTTTGATTTCTTGTTCTTTGTTTTTGATAAAGTTTTGGTAAAATCCTACCTGAACGTAGTGTTGTTCGTAGGGTATTGTTCTATTATTTGCCATATATATAATTTTAAATGAATTATAAATATAAACAATTTTTTTAATAAATAAGCAAAAAAAAAGGGTCAAAATTAATTAACCCCTTTTTATACAAGACAAATGTAACAGAACACTATAAATATAAAAATTAGTTTAACTCTTTTATTAACATATTATAACGATTTATTAACTCGTGAATTTCAGGTGTGGAGAATTTAGTTATTTGTTTTGCTTTGTAATAAAGTGATTCTGCACATCCAGCTCCGTATTCTAAATCTAAATTTTTTCCAAATACAAATTGTTCTCCATACTTAAATACATTACACCCTGCACATTGTACTTGACAATTTATTTCATCCCAACGAGTAGAATAATATTTACGACTTTGAAAATGCCCACATTGAAGTTTTTTATAATGATCTTTTTTGCCACAAGTGAAACATTGAGCTATTTCGTTTTTAGCATAACGTTGTCTAATATATAAACTAAATACTTTGTCAAGTTTTTTAATTAGTTTACTTCTTGTTAATTTTTTCATTTGTAGGTATAACGTTATTGCATTTTTTACACAAGTAATAATAACCGTTTTGATTACTACCTAAATATAGCATTTTGTATTTACATTTTATACAATTC